ATTGGTATCTATTCTTACATGGGACGAGAGTGGGAACTTAGCTATCGACTAGGTATGCGTCCCTGGATCTTTGTGGCATACTCTGCACCTGTTGCAGCTGCCTCTGCCGTGTTCCTGGTTTATCCCTTCGGACAAGGATCTTTCTCTGATGCAATGCCCCTCGGAATCTCAGGTACCTTCAACTACATGCTTGTCTTCCAAGCGGAGCACAACATTCTCATGCACCCTTTTCACATGCTTGGTGTTGCTGGGGTATTTGGTGGTGCTCTCTTTTCAGCTATGCACGGATCTCTCGTCACGTCGTCCCTCATTAGGGAGACTACCGAAGAGGTCTCGCAGAGTTATGGATACAAGTTTGGGCAGGAAGAAGAGACATATAACATTGTCGCTGCCCATGGTTACTTCGGACGTTTGATTTTCCAGTATGCTTCGTTTAATAACAGCCGCTCTCTGCACTTCTTCCTCGCAGCGTGGCCTGTCGTGGGCATCTGGTTTACCGCCCTCGGCGTCTCCACCATGGCGTTCAACCTCAATGGATTCAACTTCAATCAATCCATTGCTACGAGTCAAGGTCATGTGGTGAACACCTGGGCAGACATCCTCAACCGAGCTGGTCTGGGTATGGAGGTTATGCATGAGCGTAACGCCCACAACTTCCCCCTGGATCTCGCAGCCGCTGAGACCACACCTGTCGCACTCAATGCCCCTGCTATTGGCTGATGCGTAAAGAACACAAAAGTCCCTCTGGCGGTTTGACCGCTGCGGGCAGGAGACACTTCAAAGCGAAGGAGGGTGCTAACCTAAAGCCCCCTGCTCCTAACCCTAAAACTAAAAAGGCTGCAGGCCGCAAGAGGTCCTTTTGTGCTCGCATGGGCGGTGTCAAAGGACCAATGAAAGACAGCAAGGGTCGTCCTACAAGGAAGGCTCTTGCACTACGCAAATGGAAATGCTAATTATGCCACAAGGAAAAGGAACTTACGGTACAAAAAAAGGCCGTCCGCCTAAGAAAAAGTGCAAATGAAAAAGAAAAAGGATCGTAAAGATCTGACCATTGCTCAGTCCTTTCAGATTGGTCCTGGTCACAAGGGTGCACAAAAGAAGCAGAAGCTCTACAATAAAGGTAAGAGCACTGACAATCCGCATGAGAAAGATACTTTTCTCAAGCGCACAGGTCCTCAGCTTCCTCTAGCTAAAAAGAAAACTAAGAAAAAGAGGGCTTAATTATGTGCACAGGACTCACTCCTGACAATGTTCAAAACGCTGCTAAGAAAGCAGTTAAAGGTCGTGTCATCGGTGCTTCTTCCGATCGTATGACTAAGCAAAATGCTATGATCGACGAGATCATGGGCAGAAAGAAAAAGAAGCAGTAGTATTCGTACGTTCATCCCATTCGGGACGCATGCTGCCTAACCATGGAACGGGGGTTAGGTTTAATCTTGTACGAACTCATGTCCATCAATCTTATTCGTTTCCTTGCATCACAGAAAAAGCGTGCAGAGCGCTATCATACTGATGCCCTGCGCTACCGTGGTGTAGTGTATAAAGAGATCGACTGACGGTGTAGGGGAGGTTCGATTCCTCCCCCAGTCATTGGCTTTGGCCCCTTACGAGGGACACCCTTAGCCGTCTAGACGGTGGGATAGACCACAAAACTTTTTTATCTGAACGTTCGGAGTCTGTTACAATTTACTAACTCCTTAATTAAAAATGGCTGACGCAACACAAACTGCGCTAGGCCGCTCTAATCTCAGTACTGGTACTGGTTATGGTGGTTCTGGTGACAAGTATGAACTTTATCTGAAGCTCTTCTCTGGTGAGATGTTCAAGGGCTTCCAGCATAATACCATCGCTCGTGACCTCGTCATGAAGCGCACGCTGAAGAACGGTAAGTCTCTTCAGTTCATCTACACTGGACGCATGGACGCTGGTTTCCATACGCCTGGTACTCCGATCCTGGGATCTGGTGATCCCCCGGTGGCAGAGAAGACCATCGTGGTCGATGACCTGCTGGTCAGCTCCGCTTTCGTGTATGATCTCGATGAGACCCTGGCTCACTACGAGCTGCGTGGCGAGATCTCCAAGAAGATCGGTTATGCTCTGGCTGAGCACTATGACCGTCGCATCTTCCGTGCTATCACACGCGGTGCACGTGCTACTCACCCCGTCTCTGCGACTGGCAAGGTCGAGCCGGGTGGTACCCAGATCCAAGTGGGCGCCAACGCTGCTGACGCTCTGAATGATACTAGTCTCGTGGGAGCCTTCTTTGAAGCAGCTGCTGTCCTGGATGAGAAAGGTGTGTCTCAGGAAGGCCGTGTGGCCGTTCTTAGCCCACGCCAATTCTACGCCCTGATCGAAAACGTCAACAGCAACGCTCTGATCAACCGCGACGTGACGGGTGACGCTCTGCAATCTGGTCAAGGCATTCTGTCGATTGCTGGTATCAAGATCTACAAGTCCATGAACCTGCCGTACCTGGGCAAGTATGGTACCAACTCTACCATCGACAACGCTGGCTCCTTCGTGGGCGTTGACATTGAAGCAACCGCCACTGGCGAGAACAACCCCTATGGCGCTGCTGACTCCTTCGATACCTCCTGCGGACTTATCTTCCAACGTGAAGCCGCTGGTGTCGTTGAGACCATTGGACCCCAGGTCCAGGTCACCTCTGGCGACGTGTCCGTTATCTACCAAGGTGACGTGATTCTGGGTCGCCTCAGCATGGGTACGGACTACCTGAACCCTGCTGCTTGTGTCGAACTGTTTGCTGGCGCTGCTGGCGGTAACGCATTCTGATACATTTTTGTTTCTATACTGGGACTCCTTCGGGGGTCCCTTTTTTTATATCATGACATCTAATTCGTACGCATCGTCCACCGAACTGGATGCTGTTAACCACATTCTTATGAGTGTGGGTGAGTCTCCTGTCAATACACTAACCACCCAAAGCCCTGAAGTTGCTATTGCTCAGAACACTCTCCGACAAGTTTGTCGTGAAGTTCAAGCTGAAGGCTGGGTGTACAATACTGAATACGAGTTCCCGTTTGTGGTAGACACCAACGACGAGGTACTGATTCCGCCCACTGTCCTCCAGCTGGACGTGAACAAATTTAAGCACCGTGATGACTATGATGTGGTTAAAAGGGACGGTAAGCTGTATGATCGCTATTCTCACTCCTATAAATTTAAGGACATCGATACTCTCTATTGCGATGTGGTGTGGTTCTTCGAGTTTGATGACATCCCTCAGGTCTTCCGTGACTACATCGCTGCACGCGCTGCTCGCATTGCTGTGACCCGTATGGTCAATGATGAGAAGGCTGTTAAGCTGCTCTCAGCTGACGAGGCTTTGCTCCGTGGACTAGCTAGTGAGTACGATACTCAACAGGCTGAGTACAACGTGTTCCAAGGTGCCGACTTCCGCAACCCCTACCCCTCCTACAAACCCTTTAACGCAGTTGCTCGATAGCTATGGTAGCAGTTAATCAACGGATTCAAAACTTTCTTGGAGGCGTCTCACAGCAGCCAGACTTTATTAAGTTCCCTGGTCAACTCAGGAAGTGTGACAACGCATATCCTGATGTGACCTTTGGCTTGTCTAAGCGACCTCCTGGTGAGTTCGTTGGTCAGCTGTCAGGCGCTACCTCTGGTGGTCAATGGTTTGAAATCATCAGAGATTCTGACGAAAAATTTATTGGGCAAATCACCAGCTCTGACATTAAGATCTGGAACCTTGAGACAGGTGCTGCTCAGAGTGTGAGTGGTAGCATGAGTTACCTGTCTGGAGCTACCCAGCCTTACGGTCTCCAGACCATTGGTGACTACACCCTCATCACTAACCCCCAGAAGACCGTAGGAACGACGGGAACCACCTCTACGTTCAATAACCACTACGCCTTTGTTTCGATCAACACAGTGGCGTACAACGCAGAGTACGTGGTTGCTATCAATGGTTCTAACCTCAGCTCTACCACCAAGTACCGTGTTGGTCATCTGACTGTTGTTAAAGCAGGCACAAGTGCCTCTCACTGGCAAGATAATGCAGGGACTGCTGGTCCTGCAAAGTACGCAGGTAAGCAAGAAGTATTTGACGCAGCTACTGGCATTAAATTTACTGTTCTTGTAAACGGTACCAGCTATGTCAAAGACTATACTAGCGATCATGAAGCTGAGTACGGCGCTCAATACAATGCAGAAGTAGTCCTACAAGATCCTGGTTTTAACGCTACTAATGGTCAAAGCTTTAATGTAGCTGTAGGAAGTCAAAGCTACACAGTTACTGTTGCTTCTGTTGAATCTTATGAGACTTACTCTGATTCTGGTGTAGGATTTTACCAGACACCAAAGAACCCTGACAAAGGTAGTCTGAGTATCAACACCATTCTTGGCGGGCTAAAGAGCAGTATTGAATCTACCTACAGTGTAAACTGTGAGATCATTGGTGACGGTATATTTATCACATCCGGCTCTAGCTTTACAATCGAGGTCAGAGGTGGTACGGTAAACAACTCCCTTGAAGTCATTCAAGACTCTGTGCCCAACGTCAGCAAGCTACCACAGCAATGCAAGGATGGGTACATTGCCAAGGTGTCTAACACCGAGGAGTCTGAGTCTGATGATTACTACGTCAAGTTTGTAGCTGACAGTGGTAACAAGGGCACAGGTTCGTGGGAAGAGACTGTGGCTCCTGGCATCACAGCAGGGCTTGACCCCTCTACCATGCCCCATGCTTTGGTCAACAACCGCAACGGTACGTTTAGTTTCCGTCCACTGAGTCAGTCTGCTGATCCTGAGAACTACTGGATTGACAGACAGGCTGGTGACCTAAACAGTAACCCTGACCCTACCTTTGTTGGTAAGGGTATCAAAGACATCTTCTTCTACCGTAACCGCTTAGGATTTATTGCTGGTGAAAACGTCATCCTTAGTCAGCCTGCTGATTACTTTAACTTCTTTATCGTTTCTGCAATTACTACTAGCGATGCAGATCCCATCGACATCGCAGCCTCTGACATCAAGCCTGCCTTCCTGAACCATGTCCTGCCTATCCAAAAGGGTCTGGTCTTGTTCAGTGAGTCAGCACAGTTCATGCTGTTTACTGATTCAGATCGGTTCAGTGCTAACACTGCACAGCTGAAGAAGCTGTCCTCCTACGAGTGTAGCCCTACGGTACGTCCTATCGACATGGGCACCTCTGTGATGTTTAGCACTGGTAGTGCAGCACACACCCGTGTGTTTGAGATGGTGATCCAGGATGAGACTGTTCCTCCCAAGGTGCTGGAACAGACCCGTGTGATCCCTGAGCTGATCCCTAAGGACATTGATCATTCTTCTAACTCCTCACAGGTTGGACTGGTAACCTATGGCAAGAAGGGTGACTCACAGATCTACTTCTACAAGTACTACGACTCTGGCACTGAACGTCAGCAGTCTGCGTGGTACACCTGGACTCTGACTGGTAGCTTTGTACACAGCACCTATACTGCTGGTAACCAGTTTGTAGTCAGCAATCAGAACGGTAACTACGTCCTGAACCGCCACGAGATGGTCACTGACACCATTAACAACAGGAGCTATCAGGTAGGTACTGGCTCTATTGGACGCAGGTTCGAGGCTACCCTGGACAACATGACCATTGCGTCATCCTCCTACGATTCTGCGACAAAAATTTCTACGGTAACTTTACCCTACACTTATGATGGCAGCACCGATATGGTGGCTGTATTCCTCAGCGGTACTGATGCTGGTGTTGTCAGAGTTCCTGACAGCGTTAGTGGTACTACTGCTACTTTTAACAACATTGATCTGACTACAGGCAATGTTGCTGTTGGATACAAGTATATCACAGAGATTGAACTTCCTCATTTTTATTATGCTATTGACAGAGGTAAGTACGATATTGATGGTGAGCTACGTATTAACCGCATCAACTTTGAACTAGGCATCTCTGGTCCTATGGAGTTTCACCTTGTGTCTCCACAGGTAGATGATTACATCCAGTATGAGTCTGGTATGGAGGTTGATCTGGGTTCATTCAATGCTACACCTACTGCTCCTTACAAGTCTGTTAAAGTTCCTATCTACAGGAAGAACGAGAAATACACCCTTACTGTTAAAATCCCTGACCCCTTTACCGCTACTATAGTCTCAGGAAGCTGGGACGGACGTTATGACAACAAACGACACATACGTCGGTAAGTACATTCAACCATGCACCCCTCAGCTAGCTCTAGAAGTTGGCGAGAATCTGCGTTGGGAAGACATCAGAGAAGTAGAAGAGACCACAGGGCTGACTGCTCCGGCAGCAGTCCTGGAGTCTTACTATCGTTCTGCTTTCTCTGTCTATTTCACTGTGCCCAACGGCAAGGCTGCCGGTGTGGCAGGCGTAACACCAGACAATAAGATCTGGATGTTATGTACTAAAGCCAGTGAAGAATATCCGCATACATTCGTAAGAGAAGCTAGAAGGTGGCTTGACAGTCTCCATAACCCATACCTGTGGAATCACGCAGACATGAGGAATGAGAGCCATATCAAGCTGCTTAAGCTTCTTAAGTTTACATTCATTAACTATCACGTTCACAACGGTGTCCCCCTAATTCAATTTGTTAAACTATGTGTGAACCAATAAGTGCGACAATCGGTGTGCTAACTGCTGTAGGTGGTGGTATGCAAGCTATTGGGCAGCATCAGCAGCAGCAAGCTGCGGTTGCTCGCTCTAATGCTATCGCACAACAACAATATCAACGTGATCTACAGATCGCAGCTCAACGTGACCGTGTTAAACAGCAGACGTATCAAGCAGAACTAAAGGCAGACACTGCCGCTAAGAACGCTTACTACGCTCAGCTGACTGCTAACCAGGCTGAAGCCACAAGAGCACTGGCATCAGCTAACAACAAACTAGAAGAAAAAAGAACAGCCTCAGCGTTTAGCGTGCAACGTAATATGGCTGCAGCTATCCAAGCACAGGGTCAAGTATTGTCTACGGGCAAAGCTGGTCAATCCCAACTGCTTGCAGCGTTGGATGCTGAGCGTACGCTAGGCTTTGAGATGGCTGAGATTGAGCAAACCTTGTACGATGCTCGTCGTGCCTCTGGTATTGAGAAAGAAGGTATTCTTCTGGATCAACACTCTGCCAATACTGCAGCTTGGAATGGACTTCCTGCTGCTCCCCTTGCCCCTGAGGCTTCGTTCCTTCCTGTCAAGCCTATCAAGGCTTCTGGACCTTCTGGTCTTGCACTTGCAGGTAACCTAATTAGTGCTGGTGTCTCTGGCGTAAGCGCAGGCATGAGCATGGAATCAAGTATTTACAACATCTCTCAAAGACCATAACTATGTCATATCAAGGTAGCGCACAGTCAGTGGGCTTCCGTAACCGTACTGTGACTGATCCCTCTAAGCGTATGCGCCAAGAGGCTGCTCAAGTAGAGCAACGCGGTAAGGAGCGGACCCGCTCGATGGAGAGGCAAGCTTCTCAAGAGATTCGTGAGATGGAGCGTGTTAGTGACATTCAAGCTAGCAACACTGATTACGAACTAAAAGCACTATCCAAGTTCAGCAATACAATCACTCGCTTCTTACAAGAAGACGTTGCCGACATGGAGAAACGTCGGATTGAAGATGAGATTGCAGAAGGAAAGAGGATCTATGCAGAGCAGGGTCCTGCCTTCCAGCAACAAAAAGAAGATGTTCAAAACGCAGCTGATCGTAGCTACGACTTGGACATCAAGACTACACAAGCAGCTAGTAAAATCCCTGATGAAGAAGGGGCAAACCGTGTTCGGAAACTCTCTCGGTGGAAAGAGCACGGCTATCAACTAGCTGCTATGAAAGAATCTGGTCAAAACTTTGGTGTCTATTTAGACAACGAGTTGGCCAGTAACGAGACTTTGATTGAAGACCCTTCTGGTGGTCCTTCATTTAGAATCAAAGATTATAAAGGTAAGGCTCAGTATGAAGCCGCAGTCAATTACCTGCAGAACAACTACATTAAAAATCACAACCCTGCTGGTCTTAGCGCCAAGGTTGTCAATACTGTTCTTGTTCCTGGGGTTGACAACGCTACTACTATCCACCGTAAGCAATACTACAGGCAGCAGACGATTGAGTCTGCTACCCTAGACCTTGAGGTTGCTAACGTCACCCTCGCTGAGTCTCTAAACGGTACTGCTGGTTTTCCTTCTCCTGATGTTGCTATCAATGGTTTCTTAGTACAGGCACAGGATGCATACACACGTCAAGGTGTTGCTAATCCTAGGCAAGCTGCTAAGGATGATTTGATTAACAGTCTTAAAGCTCGGGCTGTTGCTAACCCTCAAAACGTTGATGAGTTAATCGCAATGGTAGATAGTGTCACTATTAAAGGGCACCCTGCTGGCGAGAAGAACTTGTTTGATTTGTACCCTTCGCAGATTAGTGCTAACGCTCTTACAGCTGCTGCCATCAATCAAGAGTATGAAGATCATAATCTTCGCAAAAAAGACAGCCTAGTTGACGCTGAGCAAGCTGTGGAAGCTTATAAAAATTCTGTCAATGATGGTTTGTCAGGTACTGAACAGGTACTAGCTTTACAAGAACTTCAAGAAAAATATGGAGTTCTGCATCCTAAACTGGTAGCTGATGCTGTTAGTCATGTAAACTTGCGTATGGGTGAAGAAGAATCCCGTGCTTATGCCAACGCTCTTGTCCAAGCACAAGGTGGAGAAATTACCCGTGAGCAGTTGCTGAACCTTGACGCTAACGTTGTACAAGAGTTTGACGAGTACATGGTTGATAGTCTGTTTAGTGATGGTCAGGAAGACAACATCCAAGAACAGTTTAAAAAAATTGATGGTGAGATTCGTAATGCAGTTAAGGCTGCAGACACGAACACCGCTCTTCGTTATGATGCTATCGCTGCACGCAGCGCTGCTCAAAGAAGCCTTATAGCTGAAGCTCAGCTGCTGTATGAAGCAGCTCAACAAGCTGGTAAACCTATTTCTAAATCAGAGGCTATCAGGCTTGCTGGTGATAGAGTTGCTCAGTACATTAAAGAAGGCGAAAAGAACAAAGATAGTCAATACTATTATACCAGTAACGAAGGTTTTAAAAAGTTCTTTGCACACAACAACCCTACAATTAGTAAGGCGTACGCAGAAACTCAAAACATTGTTGACAGATACAAGTCAAAATCTAATCAAACTAGCAGAGCTGCTGTTAACATTGACCTTCAAATCCCCGCTGAACGTCTTGAACTTACTTCTAATGGTAAACCTGATTCTTTGTTTTTTGCCCTGGCTCGCCTAGATGGCGAGTCTGACGCATTTGAAATTCTTAATGCCCAACGTGCTAAGCAAGGACTGGCAGCTGTCAAGCTTCCTCCAGAAGCAGACCTTGTTCAAAGTACTCTTAGGCAGTTCCCTGAACTTAAACCCCTGTTCTTAAATCACCAAAGCTACAACCGTATCAACCGTGGTATGGAACAGATTAGCGGAAGTGTACCTAACTTTATGAAGGCTATTGGTTTCCAAGAATCTTCTGGTAACTATAAAGCTGACAACCCTGACGCTTATGGTAAAGACAACCCTGCTTTGGGTAAGTACCAGATTCTCTGGTCTAATGTCAAAGCATGGGCTAGGCAGTACGGAATGCCTCATCCTGGCACAAAAGAGGATTTTAAAAATAATCCACAGTACCAAGAAACCCTAGCAAGAAAAGCGTTTGAAGGTTACTTCAAGACTGCTGCTAGCAAAACCGATAGTCGTGATAATATGATTCGCATGGTTGCAGCTGCTTGGTATGGTGGTGCTGGTGCTATGGATGAATACGATAACCCTAACTACAGTGGTGGCCCTGGCTACCCTAATATGCAAGAGTACACAATGTCTGTTCTTCGTAAATACAAAGGAGGTATGCCCTGATGGAACAAGAGCATAACATCCCTCAATATGGACTGACAGACGCAGATAGATCAAGTATTGGCAGTCTAATTAATCAAGCTGCTGGTTTTCCTGACCCTCCACCAGAGGAAGAGGAAGTAAAACCTGTTGAACAAAAGGAACCCGATCCTACATTCCTGTCTGAAGCTGGCGCTGCCATTGGAGGCGGTGTAGCTGATGCTGTAGAGAGCGTTGGTGGATTTGCTGAGCTGACAGGTGACACATTTAAAACTGGTATTAGCCAGCTTTTTGGCGATCCTGTCGACGAAACACAGAATCCATTTAGTTCTGAGTACGAGTCTGGTGATGCAAACTGGCTCGATATTCCTGATGATTGGGTTCCTGAAAACAAGACTGGACTGGGTAAACTTGCCCGTGGTCTGGTTGAGTTTGGTGCCCTGACTGCTGCTACTGGTGGTATTGGTGGTGCCGTAGGTGGTGGTCTCCGTGTAGGTGCCCGCCTTGGTGGTGCAGCTCGTGCTGCTGGTATTGGTCTAGACACCCGTCGTCGCCTTAATTTTATTGGTAAGGCTGCTAAGATTGGTGCAGAAGGTGGTGTTGCTGACCTTGTGTCTAGTAGCTCTGAGACTGAAAACCTCGCTAACCTTCTCAATGAACACACCCCATGGCTTGCTCCTTGGGTCACTGAAGCCCTTGCAAATGATCCTGAAGATAACCCTTGGCTTGCCCGTATCAAGACTGTCACTGCTGGTGCTGGTCTGAACTGGGTTGGCTGGGGCATCAGTGCTTATGCTAAAGGAGCGTGGGCTGCAGCTAAAGCCCGTAAAGCAGGTAAGAGTGTAGATGAGTCTAACGCCATTGGCAATAAAGTAGAAGACGACGATCTGCAGAAGTCCTACGATGGTCATGCTGAAAAGGCTGATGAGCTGGGCAAAAAGCACGAAGCCGAAGGTCGTGGACAATCTGACAAAACTGACCCTGACAACCCGCCTGCAGCTTTTGTTAACCCTGGTAAGTTTGACAACACTGAGCGTGCTACTGTAGACAACACAGTAAGTGCTACTCAGGTTGCACGTGAGTCTGTCAAGGATGCTAAGCTTGGTGGTCAAGGTAAGTCCCACAGCCAGATGCTCACTGATTCTATGGTTGAGCAGATTGCACGTGGTGATAAAACAATCAAAGAAACGATTCTTAAGACCGCTAGAGAGCTGGCAGATAAGGCTTTCCAGAAAGGTGGTGCTTTAGAAGGCATTGCTGAGATGAACTATGACGATCTTGTCATGATGTTTGTCAAGCAAACCAGCGAAATGACCTCCATGATCGATGAAGGTGGTGACATCACAGCACGTTTTAAGGAGTACTTTGTCGATAAGACTAAGGACGCCCGTGTCTATATCACTGATGGTAATAAGATTGTTACAGCTTCTCCTACCCAAAAAGCTGCCCTGACTATGACTATCCGTAGTCTGGCTCTGCGAGCACAGGCTATTGCTAATGGTACCCTCTTTATTGCTGACGAGCTGCCTATCAATCGTCAGGTCGAGATGACCCTTGACGCCATGAAGGTGGCAATGACTGAGCACAAGAAGATGGGCTTCATGTGGGGTCTTGATGGTAAGCTTCAGCAGCTGGGTATGGTTCCTAAATCAGTCAAGGACTCTACTCAGAAGCAGATTGAGAAGCTAACCAAAGAACAGGATGAGTACTTTAGTGCTCTCCACGAGATGAACAAGCAGGGTAAGTATCAGCAGATGCGTGACCTGATGGAGCTGCATAACCTTTCTGATGGTAACATCCGTACTATGGAGCACATCCATGACTACCTGCGGGCTAATCTCATGGGTGGTAAGGTCAACGGTAAGGCAATCAAAGGTCGCCTCCGTACAGAACTTCAAAGTGTGTTCTACAACTCTGTCTTAAGCGGTCCACGGACTATTGTCAAGGCTGTGTTTGGTACTAACTTTATTGGTATTCTGCGTCCTTTCCAGTCTTACCTTGGTGCTAGCATCATGCGTAACCAGAAAGAGGCTGCGATTGCGGCAGCTCAGATCGATTCTCTTGGACAAGCGTTTGCCGAAGGCTTCCGTATGTTTAAGTACAACTACGATCTAGGAGCAAACCGCAAAACCATGAGCTACGAAGGTAAGTTTGACCTTGAGTCTGATCTTGCTGAGTGGAATAACATGGCTGAGTTCTATCAACGTTATGGCTCAGATGGAGAGAAACGTGCCTATGATGCCCTGAACGTTGTTGTACAGGCTAATACTTCTCCTTGGATGAAGTACAGTCAAAACGCTATGGGTGCTGGTGACTCTCTTGCTCGTACGATCATTGGTCGTTATGAAATGAGAATGCGTGCAGCACGTCAAGTTATTGATGAGGGCGCTGACTTAAAAGATGTAACTAAACTCGCGAAAGACATTGAAGAAAAGTTTAGGACAGGTCCTGATGGTATCTTTAAAAAAGATGCTAATGGTCGTTTTGTGGTAAGTGATAAAGCAGCACGCCTTGCTGGTAATGAAGCTGCTATGACTACTGCTCTTGAAGAAAACTTCAAAGGGTTTGAGTTGATCTCAAACATCCCTTTTATGAAGGCGTTCTTCCCGTTTGTCCGTACTGGTTTTAATGCTCTTGAGCTAACCTTTGCTCACACAGATCTTGTTAGATTCCGTGATAAATACAAGGATATTATGTCTGGTCAAAACCTAGACAAATATGGTATCCGTGAACAAGACCTTGCTCAGGCACAGGCTTTGATGAACGGTAGGATCTATATGGGTCGTGGTATTATTGGTATGGCTACTGTTGCCGCTTTGGCAGGTAACATGACTGGTGACTATCCAGTTAACCAAGAAGACCGTGAAGCTTGGCAAAGAGCTGGTAAAAAGCCAAACTCTTTTAAGGTTGGTAATACCTATATCTCTTATGCTGATCTTGAACCATTCAATACTCTGTTCTCTGCTACAGCAAACGTAATCCAGAACGCACATGTTCTTGGAGAAGCTTACACTGAAAAATGGCTGCAGAAACTAACCTTTATGGTTAGTGCTGTTCTTGTTGACAAGTCAATGCTTTCTGGTGTAGACGATTTGGCACGTTTGATGAACTCAGAAACTTCTGCTGAACTTCTGACTCAAACTGGTAGCCGGTATATCCGCTCTCACCTCCCTTACGCTGGATTGTTAGGTCAGGTTGGTGATTTAATGGATGCCAATCGACGTGAAGCAGACAAACTGACTGAACACTTGGTTAAAAGAGACGCACTTCTTAAGTCTGTTCTCCCTCCCCAATACGATTACCTGTCTGAAGATCGTACAGGCAAACCTCTTAGCTATGCAGCAGAAAACCCTTTGGTGCGGTTGTTTAACATGGTTATGCCGATCTCTATTCACAACGCAGAAGGTGATCCAATCAAGGAGACCCTGGTAGAAATGAGGTTTAACATCCCTCAAGTTACGTCTACCTACCAAGGTGAGCCTCTTAACTCTCAAGAGCGTTCTGAGCTGCAGAAGTACATGGCAAAAGGTAATATACGGAAAGAGCTTAAAAAGCTTATTTTGGACGATCCTAAGTTCCGTAAAGACCTTGATGCGTACAAAAAAGGTGCTGGTCCCTTCCAGCCTTTTAGTGCTGAAGCAGGCGAAGCTTTGTATGGTCAACAGTTCTACATAAGTGTTAACCAGATTTTCCAACGAGCTAAGGACGCAGCAATGATTGAAGTCCTTAGAAACAATCCAGATCTTCAAAGGCGTATTGACGACCGTAATGCTAAAAAAGCAGCAGGTAAGTCTGGTAACATGGAAAGGCTTGCAGAACTCAAAAAACACGGCTACTAATTCCACCCAACCAGCTCTTAATTACCATGAGTAATGGCAGTTACCAAAATTACATTTACAGGTGACGGGACACAAACCCAGTACACCCTTCCATTTGAATACATTGCGAAGGCAGACGTAGACGTTTACGTCGACGATGTTCTTCAACTACAACAGAATACTACTTCTACTGCCGATCCAACTCACCCACAAGTTATCTCTGGTGACATTACTCAGGGCACAGCTCTGATTAACTACACCTTTGCTAACGATACAACCATTGCGTTCAATAGCGCCCCAGCTAATGGGGCGTTTATTTTTATTGAACGTACTACTGACGACGATTCCGTAGTCACGTTTGTCCCTGGTTCTACGATCCGAGCACAAGAACTCAACACAGCTCTTGAGCAGGTCCGTTTCATGGCTCAGGAGGGCGTTAACACCGCTAAGGATGCTATCACCCCCTCCCGTGAAAACGCACAGTCTGTAGACGCTCGTGGACTGCGTATTGAAAACCTTGCTGATGCTAACTCGGATGACGATGCAGTCAACCGTGGACAGCTGGGTAAGGTTATCACTCAAGACTTGCTAGAAGGTGAGGCTATTGACCTTGCTGATTCTACTGGAGGTACTAACTCTAACAAGCAAGTCACCATTTCCGTTGAGGATAGCTCCAAAACTAACAAAGGTGCTGTATCTATCAACGAAGGTGAGGGCATTGATGTAACCTATACCAACGGTAACGCTGTTATCGCTGGTGAAGACAGCTCTAAGACCAACAAAGGTGTGGTCTCCATCAATGAAGGTGAAGGTATTGATGTTACCTACACCGCTGGTGACGCTGTAATTTCAGCAGAAGACAGCTCTAAAACCAATAAAGGTGTAGTTTCTATTAACGAAGGTCATGCTATTGGTGTGACTTACACTGCTGGTGATGCTGTTATTACTGCTGATAAGAGTACTGCATCTCAGCAAGGTGTTGTTCAGATTACGGCTAGCCAGCCTATTAGTATTGCCCGTCCTGCAGACGGTGAGGTTGAGCTTTCTATCCCTGATGGTTCAGTTGATCTTGCTAAGATTAAGGCTGATGACATTATCACGATTGCTGAGCAGGACGCTGGATCACCCTCTTGGGTGGGTCTGGACGATGCTTTGGCTACTGTTGGTGCGCTTGAAAAGCGTCACGACGTTCTCTATCAAAACAACACACCTACTGGCACTGATTGGCAAGTTGGCAAACTTTGGTACGCCCATGGCAGTGACCAAACTCTGTCTGTCTGGAGTGGCAGTAACTGGATTGGTATCTCCTCTGGTGGTACGTTTATCAGTCAACCGACTGTAATCTGGGTTGACCAGGCAAACGGTGATGACACCAACGACGGTCACCGGGTTATTGACCCCATGAAGACCATCAAAGCTGCTGTGGCATCTGCTGATGCAGGTGACATTGTGCTTGTGGCTCCTGGTGTGTACCGAGAAGCTGCTCCTATTGACGTTACGGTCAACAACCTGTCTATTGTTGGTCAGTCTTTGCGTAGCTGCTTTGTTCACCCTACCCCTGCTACTGAAGAAAACATTCTGTTCCGTGTAAACAGCGGTACACAAATCGCTAACTTCTCCATGGCAGGCATGAAGGCTAGCGGTACACGTGGTGGTCACGCTGTTGATAGTGATTCTACCTACGGTCTACCTGCTAACCAGGGTTGGGCTATTGCCTTCTACCCTAACTCTGTCATCTACAAGAGTCCCTACATCCAGAACTGCACAACGTTCATGGATAGCGGGATTTACAACCACACCCAGGCGGAATACAACGCTGACAATAGCCTTGGTGGCTTCTTTGATCCCAACAACGTCAACCAAGGTGGTTTCGGTGGTGACCGTACCTCCAGCATGACTGGTGGTGGTCTCTATATCAACGGTAACGACGTGTCCAGCACGTCTCCGCTTCGCTCAATGGTGGTTGACTCGTTTACTCAGATCAACTTGGACGGTCCTGGCGCACTGGTGTGTAACAACGCCTATGCTCAGTTCGTGTCGTTCTTTGGAACGTTCACTCACTACCACTGCAAGTCACTAAATGGTGGTCGTGTCAACCTCAGCAACTGCACCACTGACTACGGTCGGTATGGTTTGATTGCTGATGGTAAGTCCACGTCTGCTCTTTATTCGACTGTCACTTCTCAGGCAGCATCTGCGGGGGATCTTTATGTAGACATCACTAAAGCAACTGCACCGTCTAGCTGGTTTGGATCTGGAGCCTTCAGCACCCGTCCTACCGACGACATGTTGATGCAGATCGGTAGTGACCTCTATGCACTGACTGGCGCTGACATTCTAAATAGCAGCGGTGTTGTCGATAACACTGAAACCAACCCGACTGGATACCGTGTCCATGTCATCCGTACTGCTTCTGCTAACCGCTCGACCAACCTCGGTTTGATCGGCAATGTTGCAAGCGGTGCAAGCGTCTCGTTCTTCTTCCGTTCCTACATCAGCTCTGGTGGTCACACCTTTGAGTATGTAGGTGCTGGTACTGACTACGACGCAGCTCCTGAAAATGGTGGTCAGCCTGTAGAGGCAAACCGTACTGTTGAACGTAATAACGGTGCCGTGTGGCAGTCCAGCACTGACCACAACGGTAAGTTCACCGTGGGTAACTTCATGGTGGTTGACCAGAAATCTGGTCTTTGTACGATTAACAACATCAACGGTCTTGCGTTCCCAACGTCTGATGGTTCTGCCAACAACGTCCTGTCGACTAACGGATCAGGCACGCTAACCTGGCAGTCAATCAGTCAGTTAGGTGGTTCAGGTATTCTTAACCTTAACGAAGACGACTCACCACAACTTGGAGAAGATCTTGACGTTGTTACCTATGACATCATTTCTACTGGTAACCGAGACATCGATCTCGATCCCGGTGGTTCTGGAAGTGTCGTAATTAAGGGTAACTCAACTCGTGGTTCTGGTGACATCACACTGAATTGTGAGCAAAACAGTCACGGTGTGAAAATCAAAGGACCTGCTCATAGTGCAGGTGCTACCTATACCCTCACGCTGCCGACTGCTCTGCCTTCTACTGCTGGTCAAGCTTTGACTAGCGACACGAACGGCAACCTCGGTTTTTCTGCTGTCAGCTCTGATGCACTGACGACTCCTCAGACAATCACTGTATCTAAACAATACGACGCTAACTCCAACATCGGACTAATGGGTCCTGCTGTAACTGTGGCCTCTGGCGTAACACTGATCGTACCTTCTACTTCTGTTCTCACAATTATCAACTAATCATGGCTCACGGAACTCTCCGCGTAAATACGCTTCAATATAATCTTGATGATGGAAACGGTGACCGAACTGTCAATGTAAGCACTATTCCTAGTACAAACAACATTGCTTTGACTGGTGTTCCTACCGCTCCTACTGCTGGTTCTGGTACTAACACCACTCAGATTGCAACCACTGCATTTGTGACTGCTGCAGTTCCTACTATTGACCCTGACACTGCAAAGACTGACGTAGCTCAGACCTTCACCGCTCAACAAACTTTTGGAGAGCTGAAAGAAGGTATCTACGCCCACACCACAACTACAGGCTCGATTGCTCTTGATCCTGCAAATGGATCAGTTCAAATTCTTGTCT